TGGTTACGGTATTAGTCGGAGCTGCCATGATTCAATCCTCGTTATTTCATTAAAGACCTAATTGCAGCCGCTGCCGAATTCATATCGCCCCTCTTCCTAAGCCTCTCTCGCATTTCTTTAATCTTGCGATCCGTGACTTCTGTGTGGGCTTTAGGCGTCCCTGGCGTTGTGCTTTTCGGCGCAGCCTTTACTTTCTTACCTGATATATCCTGATTCTGTATCTGATCCCAAAGCATGGCCTTTCTGGCTAGTACCATCAGACGATGGTCAGAAATGGCGTTCAGCTCATTCTCGTTGAATCCCAAACTGGTAAGGGTTTCGGCTATTTTCGGATACTCGCGCTGTACCGTAGCCTCATCCAGCCACTCCGGAACCTTCTGCCTAAGCTGTTCCTGCTCTTTTGCGAGGTACTGTTGATACATCGCTGTTCGTTCCGCTTCGCGCTTAGATTGCAGTTTCTGGAACTTATCAACCTTGGTCTTGATGCGCTCGAACTTCTTCAGATACTCATCGGGATCGTACTCCCGAAGCTCCTTCGCCTCTTCAGACTCAAGCCAATCGACTTCGAGATTCATGACATCCCTAGCGTCGTTCAGACTTGCGTCAATTTCAGCGATCTTTGCTTCTATCGACTTCCGTTGCTCAGAAAGCTGCATGGTTTTCTGGGTATAGTCTTTACCCATCATGTAACCTTTCTGAAGCTCATCAAGGGTGACATCTAGCTCTTCACCGTTGACTTTGACTCGGTAGCGGCTTTCTCCTGATTCTGTGTCGCCTTCGGCAGTTTCCTCAGTGTCAGCGTTTACGTTGTCTTGCTTTGCAACTTGCTCGCTCACAGGTGCCGGATTAGGGTCTGGATTGAACAGTGCTCTCATGCGCGATACCGCGCCGTCAACATCCGTGGCTCCCGCTTGGGTTGGCTCACTCATAAATTACCTCAAATTTACGACCTGTTTAAATTTCCGCTTAAGATCGGCTAACCGAGACTCGGCTAATTTCCCGTTCGTAATACGGAGTTTGAACTTACGCTCAAATTCATCTATGGCTTTCAGCTGGAGGTACAGGTATTCCCGCTCCTCTTTCTGCTTAAAACTCGATGTCCTAATGTTTGTGTAGACAGTATTCCGCAACTCGTCAAGGGCTGCAACTATCATGGGGTCTTTCAGCAGCTGCCGAGCGCGTTCTGCCTCTGCTATCTGCTGTCTCAAATCAAGCTCATCGCTCATACTGCTGCCCCGGGTACGTTGGTCTGATACTTCAACTCAAGCTCGGTCAGCTTGGCGAGATAGTTCTGCTCAAACTGCTGCTGCTTCTGCTGCATCTCAAGCATCATGCGCTGCATCTCAAACTCTTGCTTCTGCTGTGTATCAGCCAGTTTAGCCTGCGCCCTGATTTGCTCAACTTCTGCCAATGGGTTTTGCATCTGTTGCTGCATCGCCTGCAACTGTGCTGACAACTGTTCAACCTGCGCCTGAAGCATTTGGGCTGGCTGTTCAGGGTTGTTGAAGTACAGAGCTGCATCCTTCAGGCCCACCTCGGATGTCAGTCGGTCAAGGGTGTTATACATCTTGGACTCATCAACAATCAAAGACCCCTGTTGTTTGAGAGCGCTTTGAATGGCAAAAATAGCATTGAGGTTTACGATCTTTTCCTGACGGTCACCAGCACCAAGACCAACATCAATGCGGCAATCCAAGTTGTAACGCCATGCGGTTGGATCTATCTCAAGAGGCTGGCCAAGTACCCGAATCTGCATTGCATCGTTCTGATACTGCATCCCAAGCTTCACAATCTTGCGGAAGATGTCACGCACGCCAGTATCAGCAAACAGTCTTGCTATCATATCAAGACGCTGCTGGCTTGCCTCCATGATGCCCTTGAACCCAGTAGCTGTCTTGTTTAGCGCCTCTGAATCCAGACCTTGGTTGTAACGGGTTACACCAGACCGTATCTCACGCATCACATCAACGTATTCCATCATGCGCAGGATAGGCTCAGCAATCGGCTGTACCGTCAGAGGCTGGAGAGAATCACCAATAGGGCCGTCATCGTTAACCCGAATGATGCCGCCAGCACGAGGCGTCAACAAATCATCAAGGTCTACACGCTCGTTAACCACGGTACGCATGTAGTTGGTCTGGTAGACGTTATTAAGCGCCTGACGCATAAGCGTAGACTTCAGGTATTGAATGTCGGCAACTTGCTCACCAGGGCACGACCCGATAGCGCGATGCGGGATAGGAATGGGCACCACAACGCAGAACGGATGCTCATCAACGTGCTGCCAGCTCAGGACAGTGTTTCCAGCCCGGAATACCTGACAAAGCTCGGCCACACCATCACCGTCAGTATCCATATAGACATAGTATTCACCAAGATAGATGATGTCGTTGGAAGGATCTCCTGGGTTGGTGTCATACAGGCCGTCATAGTTCCAGTAACGTGCGTTTTTCTCGTCGCTAATTTGAAAATCGTAGTATTCATCAGCCGGAAGCGTCTCCACGACATCCTTATCAAAACCCATCTGAATGAGTTGGCTTCGTGTCTTGGGGGTACGATGGCCAATGAATCGAGGATTCTTGAAGTCCCTTGCGGACCGGCAGATCAAGAATTCCTCTGGTGGGATGTTCTCAATCTTTGTGACACCCTTCACTTGGGTACGCTTTACCTGAACGTCATAGACAGTAATAGGTGTTCCGGCGATGAATTCTTGGCGCTCTTCCTGCTCTTCTATCTCGGACTCATCATCAAGCTGCAAGCGCTGAAGCTCAAGCTGTGACAGGCCGCGATAACGCTCTTTGGTAACCTCTTTTGCCTCATCCCAGTATACCTTCACGGTTCCCGTATACTGCAGCAAGGCATCCTTGAACATGTTGTGAAGTATCATCACGCCATCATTCTGTCGGCTGAATATGTGATTGGCATACGCAGTCTTTTGCTCGGCTTCCTTATCCTGCTCGGCGCGATCGCCATCAAACACAGCCACATACTTGCCTTGGGTAAAGATGCGCACCAGCGACGGCAGCATACCCTCAATAACGTCTGACACATCAGACGTAACAAACTGGCTTTGCCCTTCGATCTCATCACCGTAAGGCAGGCAGTTGTAATAGTTCATGAGCTTGGCGCGATCCTGCCCAATCTGTGATTGGAAGTCGATGCTATCGCTTTCCTCAGCGCCGACTATCTTGTTGATCTCGCTATCACTCATTTTCATCTTTACGTCTCCTGCCCCGTCTAGGTTTTTCCTCGGGGTTGTTCTCGGAATTATAGTGCTGTTCAAGCGTTTCTAAGCGCTCCTGCAGCTCTTTTATCGTCTTCTCTAGCCTTACCACCTTCTGGGTTAGCTCAATACTCATAAATTAGGCTGCTCAGTCCATGTCGCTGATGGGTTAGATTGACTGCTCCATGTCGCTGACGGGTTCGTTTGATCTGTCCATGTGCTGGCGGTCAGATAATCTGTAAACCATGCCGCCGTCTTGAATGTTATGTCATCAAGCGTCACTGCAAGGGTGTTAGACACCACTGCGCCACCAGCAACAAAAGCAACATCATCAAGAGTAAACGCCACAACGGCATAGTTATCTATGACTTGAAATGCGCTATTTTGAAATGCGTTGCTTTGAAATGCTTTCATGGAGCTACCGGCCATGTAACGCTAAATGGGAATCCGGCTTGTTTTGTTATGTCTCGCAGCTGCTGGCGGTATGAAGCCCATGAAGACTTGTCAGCAGAAGAGTCTGCCAGTTGTGTCCAGTCTGACGCCTCAAGCAGCCTATTGCGCTCTGATCTCACTGATGAGGCTTGGCTTGAAGTACGTTCTGCTATCTGCTCAGCAGTAGCGTCTTCAACGACCCACACTTGCTCCCACCCGTTATTAAATACAGGCGTCCCCCACACAATGTTTTTTGTGTGGTCAACAGATGGCTGGGCAACCTCGCGCACAGGAAGCACCCCAAACTCAGCAAATACTGATTCGCTAGGGCTTTTGGGGAATGACGTTTTAGGATTGTCTCTGATGCAATCTGTAAACGTGTAAGGGTATTTGACAACGGCGTTATCTTTAACAAGCGCGTACATATTACACCCCTAATTGCTGCTGTATAACAGACAGCATTATTTTTGCCTTTTTCTGCTCAATAATGCTTGATGAAAGCAGGCCTTTTAGATGCGTTTTGAACTCCTGAAGGTCAGGATCATCGCCAATTTTTTCTATCGCCATACCAAAATTATCTATATTCACTTGGTATTCTGTTATTTCTTTTTGTCTTGCATCAAGAGCAGATGCTAACAGTTCTTTATGGTATTGATTAATCATATTTCACCAAACGAAATTCCATTGCATGCGGCTGGAGGCAATGTTGCTGGATCAGAATATTTTGTTCCGAACCCAGATCCAGACCAAGGATATACGCTAATAAATGGAATAGTGTCACTGCATACTGCAATAGAATCACCTGAAGAATTAAAATCAACTCCAGTTCCTGTTGATGGAGGAAGCGTGGCTGGATTGCTAAATTTAGTTCCAAACCCAGATGTAGACCAAGGATATGCAGTTATAAATGGTGTTGTTCCGTGTGCAACAGCAATAGCATCTCGTGCTGATGTAAATGCAACTCCTCTTCCTGCTCCTGCCGGAAGCGTTGCTGGATCGCTAAACTTTGTTCCAAATCCAGAATTGCTCCACGGATAAACACTAATGTATGGCGACCCGTCGTGAGTTACTGCTATTGCATCTCCATTTGATGTAAAAGTAACGCCGCGACCTATTCCTGTTGGAGTTGTAGCAGGATTTGAATATTTTGCTCCAAACCCAGAAGACGACCAAGGATATGCAGTTACATATGGGCTTGTAGCGTGAGCCACTGCAACGTATTGCTTTTTTGCAGCGCTTGATGCCCCAAGCAGCTTTCCGCTAAGCATCGCCAACCCTTGCCCCATAGACTTGGGTGCTTACTTTCCACAGCACAATGACGGTATAGCCAGTAGTGTTAAGCGTAGGGGCTACTCCGCCAT